GCAATGTTCAGAGGATATTCGATGATTGGAATATCGCCCAGAATGTGCGGCTCTACCTTGATGATATGAGATTCTACAATCTCAAAATACTCATGGTCAGAGTAGCAACTATAATGAACTATGCCGTTGTCATCCACCACATACTTGACACCCAGAAGCGGCTTGTTCCCAAGACCGTTGTTGTACACCACAAAGGTGTTTCGTGGGTCAAGCGTGTAGATTTCAAACGGGGAGTCATCGTCCTCACCTACGTCCTCATCTGGAAGAACCATTCTGAAAGACGTACCGCAGATATGGAACCAGTCAGCAAGTTCCTTATCCTTTGCAGGCTTCTCTTCGGCAAACACAAATTCGTTAAGCTGATTGATTGCGTCAGATAAGTTATCACCGTTACCACGGGAAACATACTGTAGAGGTTCGCCCATCAAATAGCCAGACTTGAAGGACACAATCTCATTCGCCCGGTTCTCCACGATTTTATTACAAATCTCTGGACGAACCTGTTTCTCACGGTTGAGAATCGGCTGTAATCCTCTGTAGTAGTACCACAGATATTGAATTTCACTGCGATTCTCCCAGTGATAAGGAAGTGCCTTATTGAGAATCGCAACCACGTTCTCAACGGTCACTTCGGTTTCATCAGACTTTATCATGCGTCTACCGTATAAACCGAAAGACACGCAAGCCACCTCCAATCCTAATATTTCTATTGTAATTATAGCACTCTTCAATGGTTATTTCAAGAGATTTCTTGATAATAGGTATGAAGAGTTTTTGCGTAAATTAACACGGTCTTTTGAACACTTCAACCTTCGCTCCCACCAGTCCACGCAGTTCATTCTCAAGCAGAGAAAGAGAGTCGGGTGCGTCATCGTGCGGCACTTTACCAGACCGGGTGTAGGTTGTGACCTGCTTCATAAACATGGCATACTGGCTGTTCCGTGCATAGAGTGACGGGTCTTTGAAGTAAAAGTGTTTGATAATGTTATCAGAAGCGAACTCAATACGGGTCTGCTTATTACTGATAGTCCTCTTCGTTCGGATATTGCAGACATACTTTCGGTCAGTCAAAATCTGCTGTACATCCCTGGCGAAATATGTACCTGCATTATTCGACTCAAAGGTTCCTGCCACCACAAGATTGTCCATCAGAGCCTTTGCACACTCTGGCTTCGTAACCTCTGGCGGGGAGTCATCGAACACTACATCCACAATGTAGACCTCATCTCCGTACACCGCAGCAATCGGCATAGAACAATAGTCAGCACCCTTGTCCGCAGTATCGCAGACAGCAATGATACTGTCTGGCTCACGGTCTACAGGGAGTTCAAAGTATCGGTTTAAGGACGCTTCCGGGAAAAGAATACCCTTCGCTTCAAACGGCTGCTGCTGAAACTCAGACTCAAACTGCTCTGCCGAAAGCATTTCTCTCTGGTCACGGAAGTACTGCGTGGTGAAAACCTTCCTGCCCTCACGAATGTATTCAAAGTTACTCTCATCCGTCACGGGGTCAAGAGCAGGGGTTTCAATGATTTTGCACCGCTTACCCTGCTTCCGCATTTCCTCCTGCAAGTGACCGATAGGGTCATACAGAGAATATCGTGTACCGCAAATAACGATAGGCGTACCCTCAATAGCACGTCCGATAATATCACCCGAAATAACCTCCCACTTGTCATCAAGCCGCTGTCTGTTCTTCGCTTCCTCACGTCCCTCTACGCAGTCATCCAGGTAAAGAAGGTTGGTTGCTTCCGAAAGACCTACCTGCCGTGCGTCAATAGAACGGCACATGACCGTAGGGAATCGGGACTTGTGCAGAAGGTTGATGACCTTCGTATCAGCATTGGTCTGTACCAGTTTACTCTCTGGGAAAATATCATAAAAATGATAATCGTTCGGCTGCTGAATGTACTCAAGGCAACCTTTGTAGAAAGACTGAACAAGGTCATCACCTGTGCCCTCCATCAGCGTAGAGCGGTCTGGAAATTTACCAGAAAGCATATTCGTAAAGTTGATACCAAGCTGAGACTTACCACATCGTTTCGGCATGGAAATGGACAGAAAGTCCAGTTTTCCCTCAAGAACTTCCTGGTATCCTTCCACATACCGTCTAAGGTAATGACGGCGGGGTAGATAGAACTTCTTGTCAAGCGGCTTACCATACTCTACTGCCTGTAAATATGCGTCAAAATAATGGGGCGCACAGAACAGCAGAGAGCGAAATAGCAGATTGTCAAATTCCTCCGCTGTCTTAAAATCCCTGGTATCTACTGCCAGTTTCAGTCCCGCTCTGATTTCCTCCTGTAAAGCCTGGTTCCATTCGTGAGCCAATCGGAACTCTGCACCCTCATAGTCACGACACAGGGCGAACTTATCATCATAGGCTGCAACATCAAGCGGACTCTTTAAGATAGCCCGGTCAATGCTACTTTTCATTTTACTATAATCCATACATACCTCCGTAAACAAAAAAAAAATGGAACCGTCAATTAAGACAGTCCCATTGGACAAAACCGCAACTCACTTGCAGTTACTTATTAACTTAAAAGGCAGGCACAAGCACCATACCACAGGTCTGACTACGACATTCCAGGTGACCCATGTACAAAGCCAGAAGAAGGATTTAATACACCACCACAGGAACCACAAGCAGCAGAACAAAATATAGAACATGGTTTCACCATCCTTTCTCTTAGCGTGGTAGGGTAAATCATAAAATCTGTATAAGTTTTCTTAGTAGAGTCTTTACTATAAAAACTTAGTGAAAAATTCGATTTTACCCTACCATGTCTGTCTGACCAACCTCATATCCACCTTCGGGGATAGGTGTTTCATCGGGAACAACCATGATTTTATATCCCATAACGCTCAACATATCACCCAGTTTTGCAACTGTAGTGTTATCGCTCTTCTTTGGATTCAGTCTATCCCAGAGAGCCGCCTGCGTAATGCCCAAGGTCTTTGCCATCTCAGCATTCGTTATATCATGCTCTGTCATCAGAGTCTTAATCAGTTCTTTTGAAGTCATACGTTTTCCTCCTGTTCAAGATAAGGATAGCATTAAAGTTCTATCTTGTCAAGTTATATCTTGAATCTTTTTTATTTTTGCTGGATTTTCCAGGCTCACCCGCCCCGGCTGCCGGGGGTCTATATCCCCCGCCGGGGGTCTGTCCGCAAGATGACCGGGACAGCCTGCACCACAGGCAGAGCGGCGGGACGTGGTGAAAAAGTTTGAAAGACTTTCAAGAAATATCTTGACAATAAAGATATATCTTGATATACTTGTATCAAGATAAAACTTGATAAACAAACAGCCCACGGGCAGGAGGTAAACAGATGAAAGCATACAACGAAATCAAGAAAGAACTGGAAGCCAGGAAAGACCGCAGCGCATGGAGTAAGGGCGTTACCGTGTACGCTCTTGAACTCCTGGAAGAATACCAGGAGCGGGCAGCGTATGAGGGCAGAGAAGCCGCAGACCGGGCAGAGTTCAAAGCGTGGTTGCTCAATGGTGCGGACTCCTGGGAGTCCTACAGTTACGGCGGTTCATCCCTCATCTATAATGGGGACATTGCAAAACGGCTTTGCTGCCCGTCTGAGTACAAGCGCACCCGTGAGGGTGAGCGCAGACCTAACAGCCATGAAGAATGGTTAGACGTTCAAGCAAGGGCTTTATATCAAGCCGCTTGCAGGCTCTCCCGCATAGCATTTTAAACACGTTGCGCCGTGTATAAATAGCCAGTTAGGGCGCAAGCGTCCCGGCATTTTGCCGGGGGTCTGGAAAGTGTAGGCTTTCAAACCTGCACCACAGAAAGAACCGCATACAATAGCAAAATGCACAAATAGGAGGTTATACCATGAATAGAATACAAATAGGCGGTTATATCCGCATTACTAAGAAGGAAGCCGCCCGCCGCTATAATGCGGGTGAGGTCATCCGCTTGACAGCTTGCAAGCTGTCCCCGGTTTCCCTGTGGGGTTGCTACTCAGACGCACAGAAAGACCACAACGCCACAGTGAGCGGGGACGGATTCAATACTACAGTAGCCCGCAACCGTGAGTTTGAAACCGTGGTGAATGCGTTCACCTATTATAATTGCACCAACGAAACGGGCAAATATCCCGCATACTGGAAGAAAGAAGCATAAAAGAAGCCCCGCCGCCGTGCGGGGTATTCTTATATAAGGAGGTCTATATAATGAAATTTGAACAGAACCCGAAACGCTGCTATATGTGCAGCAAGGCATTTTTGCAAGCTGTAAAGCCTATTCCCGTAATAGGTGGAAAATGTGCGCCCGGTTATATTTGCCCGACTTGTTACAATAAATTATTTAGGAGGGATAAACAAGAATGATTAAAAAGACCTGGGAAACGCCGCCCGGCAGTTATTACAACTTGTTTGTTGATATGCTAAAACAGCCGCACTTACTTGTAGCGGGCGCAACGGGCAGTGGTAAAAGCGTAGTTATTAACGGCATAATAACAACGGCATTAAAAGACAGCCCCGCCGCCGTACAATTTATCTTTATAGACCCTAAACGGGTAGAACTTGTAGATTATAAGCCCCTACCGCATACGCTAAAATATGCCAGTGAGCCGGGGGACATGGTGCAGGCGTTACAATATACCATGGATACCACAGAAAGCCGATACAGAGCTATGCAAGCCCGCCATGAAAAGAACTACAGCGGCGGGGCGGTCTATGTTATTATAGATGAACTTGCGGACTTGATGACAACGAATAGAAAAGAGGTTCAGCCACTTATACAACGCCTTGCGCAGATAGGAAGGGCGGCAAACGTCCATATTATAGCCGCTACACAATGCCCGCTATCCGCTGTTATTCCTACCCCTATAAAAGTAAACTTTGATAGCCGGGTAGGACTCAGAACCCGCAGCAAGCAAGACAGCCGCAACATTTTAGGCTTGCCAGGGTGCGAAACCCTGCCCCGATATGGTCAAGGCTATTATATGACCCCGGCAGGGTTGCAGCTTTACAATATACCCATGTACAGCCCCGCAGAGGTGCAACGGCTTATAAACTATTGGAAGCACCACAGCCGCCCCCGCTTGCGTTGGTTATAACGCACGAAACCCCGGACAGGTTTACAGCCTGCCGGGGTTCTTTTATGTTTATATGCTTGTATGCCCTCACAGCCCCGCAGAGCCGCCCAGGACGGGCGCAAGCCGTGCGGGGCTATACTTATACCATGACGGGCAGAAAAGCCCGCAGAGGGGCGCAGAGGGGCGCAGAGCGTCCACGCCTGCACCACGGCAGCAAGGCAGCACCACGGGCGGCGGGCGGTCTGTCCATGTCCCACGCCTTGAAAGCATGGTGAAACCCCGCAGCCGGGGCGGGCGGTCTGCCGCAGGGCAGGCAGCAGGCGGGCAGGGGTTGCCGCCCTTCTGCCCCTTCTGCGATTTCTGAAATTAGTCTTTCTGCCCTTCTGCCCCTTCTGGGCTTTCTGCGATTTCTGTAAAAGTCCCTTCTGCGGCTTCTGAGCCGTCATAGGCACTCTCAAGGTATTTCTGCTCAAGGGCTTTCATGTCCTTCTGCTCTCCCAGAGGATTGTTCGGGGTAAGTACCATTTCTGTCTGGTCTTTCATGCCGTCATAGTTCTTCTGCCAGAAAATGCCAGTGACAGGGTTCACCTTGCCGTCCTGCATAAGACCCTCACGAAAAACGCCGCAGAACTGACGTACCTTTTTGATGAAGTCAGTGCGGGCAGGGTTCCCCTTCGTGACGTTCTCCCATTCCCATGCCTGTTCCTTCGTGATACCAATAGCCATATACGCAGCCTGGTTGCCTACCTTCATATCCCACTCAGAACACTTCTGCACATAATTCAAGAAACGTCTTTCCATTTCTGGCACGTCCTGCAAGTCCAGAGGTTCCTTCGGCATAATCTCCATCATAAAGGCAGTCACCTTCGCATTATACCCTTCTGGCATTTCCTTAGTCTGAGCCTGCATGATTGGACTGTTCTCTCTGGCTTTCACCAGATTCTTAGGACTGCTCTTCTGATACCCGTCTGTCTTTCTGGGCTTTCTGTCCTTTCCTCTTACTCCGGGTTTCTTCTGCTCTTCTGCCATTGTCCTTCTGCACCTCCTTCTGCTTTGCTTCTTCCTGCTCAAGCAGTCGTTTTTCCTCCTGCTCCCGCTTCCATCTTTCTACATAAGACTCCATTTCTGTCTCCTTTCTGTCTGGCATGAGGTTGGTAGGGCAAATTCAATTTTTACAGTAAGTTTTTATAGATACGCGCGTACTAAGAAAACTTATAGTAAAATCTTATTTTACCCTACCATGCCCACCTAATTTTGCCTTAAAGCTACTCCATAATAGAACAAAACGCCCTGGGTAACTGCCTTATCTGCATACCATTCCGGGTGTGCGGTCAGTTCTGCATTGAATTTCTTCATGCTGCACACATAATACCCATTGCCCTTGCACCACATTTTGTAGTTATCATAGAGGGACTTCGCACGGGTCTTACCTTCTGCGTTACGCTCACACTTCTCTTCCAGGAATTGCAGTACCAGGTCATTATCCTTCTCATACTGCTTAATGACCTTCTGCATACCCTGGGACATTTTCAGTCCGAAGCGGATATACTTAAAGTAGCCCGCCACTAACCATGTGAAGATACCCCGCATTGCTTCCGGGGTTTCAAAGTAGTCCTTGAGTCCCTTGTCCTGCTCTTCATCTGTGAAGTGACGATTGAACTCAATGACACGCACGCGGTCAGACGCAAACAAAGACTTATCCTTTACCGAAGGGAGGTCATTACAGGACAGCCACATAGTAAACTGCGGCTTAAAGGTAATAGCTGACTGATACAACTCACGGGCGGTAATGTCCTCACCACCTGTGTACTGCTTAATCGTAGCTTCATCCAGTTTGCCTGCGGTATCTGACTCACTCATGGTAACCATACGCTTACCTTTCAGTTTTGCCAGTACCGGGTTCGCTGCTTCTGCGTTCTTCTGGCGGTCACCACGGCAGATAAGTTCCACAGGAGCCACGGTTGAGTAGTCACCAAGCAAGTGCTGAATAGCGTCAAGCATGGTACTTTTACCGTTGCGGGTGGTCTTACCGTGGAGGATGAACATACATTCTTCCTTGCTTGTACCTAAGATTGAATAACCCAAAGCCCTCTGCAAGTAGTCTGCCTTGTCCGCTTCGTTCTGGGTAACTTCCTTGATGAACTGTTCCCATCGTGGGCAGGTAACTTCCTGCAAGGTGTATTCAAAATTGGTCTGCATGGTCAAGAAATCATCCCATCTATGCTCACGGAACTTCATGTGTTCCAGGTCATAAGTGCCGTTCAGACAGTTAATCAGATAGGGGTGAGTGTCAAACTGTGCCGCCGCAATCTTCATGCTGTCCGCAGCGTCCTTCATAAGACGGTCACGGAAACGGCGGTCACCCATCTTCCCAACAAAAGCCATGTACTGCTTGCGCTTTTCCTCATCGGTAATCTCTCCGCAGTACAGAGCCATGAGTCGCACGAACTCCTTAATCTTTGCAGAAACCAGAAGCGCACCCACGTCCTTGTGCCATTTGCCAGTTTCATAGGTGTACCAGGACTTTGCTTCTGGGCAGTAGCGGGTGTCATTCTGATAGCACTCAGAGAAGAGGTCAGCCATGCCCGCTTCATCCCAGGAGTACCCAGTGGAATCATCCTGGTAGGCGGTTTCCGGGTGGTGGTCTTTAATGTAATACAGCTTTCTGCTTATGTCCTCAGAGGTAATGTACCTGCCATTGGACAACTGAAATAACTCATCACTCACTCTTCTGTACCTCCTTCCTCTCTTTGTACTTGTCGCACTTCGGAGTGCAGCTATAGCATAAATCGTATTTCAAATCGCAACACAGGTTCCAGTCACCGCCACCGATGAAGTGTGAACAGGTTGCACAGGTGTCTTTCTCATCATTCATCTTCATAATCTCCTTCCAATGTATTGTATGGACAGCCGGGACAACTGCTTACCCACTCTCCGTTCTCGTCCAGGTGGTAGTCATCACCGTATCCTCCGCATTCATAGCAATAATCGTAGTCATCCATGTGATTTACCTCCTGTACCGTGTAACGCTTTCTGTGATGGTTTGCAGTTCCCGGTCATCAAGCGGCGGCTTGCATTGAGTCATGTTGACAAATTTCAGTTCCGCATAAATCTGTGCCGGGGTATAGCCCGTGTTGTGCATTGCTCCTGCCAGGGAAGTGAGTGACAGGTTTCTGCCCCCGGAAGCAATCGGTGGGTAATCGGGGCGAACTGGAATCTTGCCGCCCTCTGGTTTGTTGAACTTCGGAGCGTATATCTTCTGTACCAGTGCAGACTTCCCGCCGTTCTCCTTCTCAACCTCTTTGAAGTACTTTTCCACCACATAATCAATGGCTTCCTGGTTTTCAATGATGGTTGGAAAGATAAGCTGCTTCCCTGTCATAATGAAGAACCTGCGGGCTTTGTAAATCTCAACACCTGCAAGATTGTTCTTACCGTGGAAGGGAAGTGTACCCCGCAGCAGGATATGTACGCCACGTCCGCTTCTGGACTTCTCTGTGTAGGACTTGCAGGCGGTCATAATATCGGCGCAGAGAGGGGTCATAAGACCATCCTCAAAGCCTGCGTCAATATCAATACCAACCAGTCCGTTGTCTGCGAACACAAATCCCAGGTTATCATAATAGCCGTTCTCTACTGCCCACTCTGCCTGCTCAAAGGAACTCCATGTATCCGGGGCAGTAGAGGAAGCGGCTTTCTTCTCAAAGGCTTTCATGGGAATTTTGGAGTTATCCCAGGCACACACCCACTGATTCATATTCTTTAATTCCTCTGGTATTTTGGAATAATCCTTCATTCCCACACTCTCCTTATCCTGTGATTAACTGACTGTACGGCAGGGTTTCCACCCACTTGCAGAACTCACGCCACTCATCCAGTTTGTGATTCTGGCGGGAATGGTACATATTCTTGAGAACAGCGTAGTTAAACTGTACGGTTCTCTTCTGGTTGTAGCAGGTCGGTAACATCTGAATCATCTGCCACCAGTCCTTCTTGTCCTTCCTCTGCAAGAAATCCAGACGGGCATTATTCATAGCGTCAATGACCATGCTGAACACAATGAGGTTCGTAGCAGAGAGGTGTTCCGTGCTGAAATCGCTCAGAACGAACTCCTTTGCCTGGATTTTGTGCATGGTGGAACAAGAGTTTGCCACAGTGCCTACCTTGTAGGTATCGTACTCTTTCCACCAATACAGAGGGGCGGTAATATCTGCGGTCACGGTAATCATACGCAGGTACTTTCCGTGGTCAGTTCCCGCAGCACCCAGGGTTTCCATCAGCTTCAAGTCATTGTCACCGACTGCATAGCAGGCAAACGGAGTGCAGTCATGCTCCTTCGGATGACAGATACCGTCCCGGTCAATCACTCCGCACTTCCCGCAATCTACAGCGGGATAGCTGTCTGACTTTTCCCAGGAGTTCTTCGGATTTCTCATACCACGGATAGCCGCCTGCCATCCGTAGGTTTCGACTTCATCAATCTTTATCACAACTCACACCATCCCTTCTGCGGACTCTCATGTAGTCCTTATAGTCCAGGTCATTCATCTTTGCTGCTCTGTGCAAAGCCTGTTTCTTAGTTCCCAGTGTGCCGGGGATAGGCTCTTTACTGCCTACCTCATGCACATAGTAACGGCTACTGCCTTTCTGCTTTGATACGGTATATTTCAGAATCATCTTCTTCGCCTTTCTTTTCAGATTCTCTATAATGAACTCTGGCTCCAACTTGCATAAAACACTGAACCAGTCGGAGTAGAAGAACCGTTCCAGTTCTGCCAGGTTGCAGTTCGTAGTTGGAACAATGAACCCTGCCAGTAAACTGAGGTAATCGTCTACAGCCTGTTCCACAATCCCGAATCTGAGATTTTCCAGTCCAATGTCATGCAAGTTTCGTCCCCCCCCATTACATAGACCTCCGTTCGGCAATCTCTGCCATCTTCGCAGCATTCAGACGGGTATCGCCATGAACACGGGAGTAGGACAGGTAACCGTTCATGCGGTCAATCTTCGTGAGGTTGGTGCTGCCGCAGACCGGGCAAACATCCATCTCAAGTTCCTGGTGTCCGCAGTCATCACAGTAGGCAAGAGAGAGGTTCACACCTTCGTAGAAACCAAGCTGCATTGCTCTCCGAACCAGAGTTTTAACTGCTTCCCGGTTGTAGGAAATCGGGTAACGGACATACTGAATCTTGCCACCGTTGAACATATTCCAGAACCGCCCCTCAAGGTCTTGCTTCTCGGGGTCAAGTCCTCTGTCACATGACAGTGGAAGGAATTGCTTACATACGGGCGGTCAGATACATTTTCGATAATGCCGTACTTCTTACGGAACTGCTCAATCTGCAAACCACACAGGCTTTCAGCCGGGGTTCCGTAGATTGCATACAACCAACCGTCCTCATTCTTGAACTCCGTAACCTTCTGGTTGATATGCTGCATAACTTCCAGGGCAAACTCTCCGTCCTCTGCAATGGACTTGCCATTGTAGAGCCGCTGCAACTCATTCAGTGCTGTGATACCGAAGGAAGCTGTCATTGGTTTCAGCAGGGGCTTGATTTTCTCAGACGGCTTGAGGTGACCGCCATACACGCCACCCTCACAATACATGATAGGGTTGGTACTGGCTTTCATCTCACCCAGATATTCATAGGTACGCTTGTGAACCCCTCTAATCATTTCCAGGTAGTAGTCCAGGACTTCATAGAAGTCACGGCTTTCGGCTCTGGCTTTTGCCAGAATCATAGGCAGGTGCAGGGAAACCGCACCGATATTGAAGCGTCCCACAAATACAGGCTTGTCATCTGCGTCCGCAGGTTTCATGCCGCCACGCTCAAACCACGGGGAGAGGAATGCACGGCAACCCATAGGGCTTATCACTCTACCGTACTTTTTGTACATCTCAGCCACATAGCCGTCACCAGTAAGGGACAGCCAGTCTGGATACATGGTCTTGCTGCTACAGTCAATGCCTGCTTCAAACACGTCCTCATTGAAGCCGCCCTCACCGTGAAGGTTTTCGTCATAGAGGAAAACCAGTTTCGGGAACAGCACGGGCTTTTTGAATCCCGGCTTTCCTTCGCCCTCCATGTGAACCTTGAGGAAGGTCTTGCTTGCCATCTTGCCGAACACATCCGTAGCAAGACCGAAGGTCATAGTGATAAACGGATAGTCACCACGGGAAGAACCCACAGTGTTCAACTTCATCTCAATACCCTGGAACCCCTGCTCATAATCACGCTGCACCTTGCTCATAGCCCAGTCCTTTACGTCCTGGGTGAAGGTCTGCTGATTGCGGATTTCCATGTACTCAGCACAGTACTTCTTGTAGGACTTCTCTGCATACGGAGCCAGAATCTTGTCCACCTCCGGGACAGTGAAGCCGCCGTATTGCTGTGAAGCTGTAGCCAGGATAATATCTCCCAGAACATCAAAGGCGGTATCCAGAGTTTTCGGCTCATTGTACCAGACGTTGCCCATCTCAAAGCCGCCACTCATAATAGAGGAAATATCGCACAGACAGCAGTTCATAGTATCAAGGCGGGCAGACTGGTCATGGATATAAATGTATCCGTCCTTGCAAGCCTGCAACTCATCATTGGTCATAAAGAACTTGCGGTACAGCCGCTTATTCAGTTCGTTGAAAATC